GAACATGGCCAGATTCAAGCGCCATTTCAAGCAATCCTGACCAAGGGCTCAAACCACCTTCATACTTTACTGAAATTGGAATTTTAGATTTTTCTTTTACATATCTAGATTTTTCCACATTAATAATAAAATTATATCCTAATAATTCTTTACTACTTGTATCTTTTTCCTGCTGTCTGCCAATAATGAAAATATTATCAGAAGCAAAGTAACTACCATTGCCACCAGCTACAACGTCTTTAGCGTATAATTCTAAAGTTTTATATGATCTATTAACAATAATCATAGGGATATCTTTCACGCTTAGGTATGGAGGAACCATTCTAAAAAAACCGTTTAACATTTTTGCTCTAGTCATATCTTGTGTAGACTTACCCTCTATTGTGTCCAAAATTTCCTTTTTTGAAGAAGAATTCCCAATAGAATCAATGACAAATATTACATGATCTCCACGAACTATGGCTTCTAATTGTTTCATAGTTTCAAAGCGAAGCTCTTCAATATTAAGAAATGGGGTATGTATAACTCTGTCTGTATCAATACCCATTGATTCAAAATATGATAATGGTGTTCCAAATTCACTATCTAAAAAAATCATAATGGCATCTGGATATTTATCCATATAAGCCTTTGATAATAAAAGAGAAAATAGTGTTTTAAAATGTTTTGAAGGTCCCACAAATTGAGTAATCCCTGGAGTCAATCCCCCATCTAATCGTCCAGATAATGCGACATTAATAGCTGGGACAGATGTGGTGATCATGTCCTTCTTAGTAAAGAATTTTGATTTAGATAATATTGCAGAATCTTTAATAGTGCTATTTTTTTTCAATCTTGCTAATAACTCACTCATAATATACCCTCAAATGTAAATAAATATTATATCACATGTTTAAACTATAAACAATTAAAAAAACGAATCTAAATTTGATATTTCTTCTAGATTCCAGCCAATTGGCTCAATAATTCCTCCTAGCGCATCCAAGAACACTTTTTCAAATTGAAAATCCCAGTCTACATATTTGTGCAATCCAAATTCTGGTGGTAGAACGGATGGAAAAGCAATAACATTTTCTTTAATTGTATTGGGTTTCTTTAAATATATGAATTTAATCTTATCGCCAGAATTGATCGGTTGATACTTATTAGTAAGACATAGCTCTGTTATTAGATGGTTATATAATAGAGCACCTCTAACGTGTATGGGGCACCCTTTGGAGTAAATTGTAGCATTGCTCTGGTATTTCTCCATACCGTTAACACCGCGTGGAAATGCAATATCTTCAACTGGTATTTTTTTAAATTCTTCTCTAGCATCATCAATAAATGCAATTAGATCTGGATTCGTCTTATCAAAAATAACATCAATAGAAGATTTCAATTTATCTCTAATAACTGCGGGGGTGGATGATTTTACAATTTCCAACCCCATGATTTTATACTTGGGTTGGTCATATTGCACACCTTCAGAATTGTGGACTCTTAGTATGTATCGCTTTTTCACTGCTGGAAACAGTCCTTTGGAGCATAAGACCTCTCGCTTCATAGACATAAGCTGTTGATATGATTGCAGATAATCTGCCAATTCCTCATAAGACTTTTTGATGAATGGTGTTAATATTTTTTCACTAAAGGTATCCATAAAGGCAATCTTTTCATCCACAGACTTATCTTTTTGTGTAGATTCTATTAAATTCTCTAATGTCAAATACACAGAATTGTGAACACATATATCATTGCCAAAGAAATTGTGAGTATCTTCTACCTCAATATCATAAACAAACTGTTCTTGGATGCCCAAATCTGTAACCTCAAATACATCACTAAATTCTAAATTCATATAATATCCTATATAGGTATAGCTACTTTTGATTTTAAGTCAAAAGTAGCTATAAAATTATTTCATCTCATTAAGAACTAAATCCATTCCCACAATTCTAGCAAAAACAAAAGCATCCTTTCTAGAATTAAAACTGGCACTAACAATCTCTTCACCAATTAGATTGACAATATGGTATTGGAGTTTTTGATTAACCAGACACATTGATAAAATACCAGATGGTACTGCATTAAAATTATACATCTTAATCTCTCTATTCAGATTAACTTATGCTTTGAGCCATCTTGACAAATAACTGATATATGATTTGTACTTGGTCCAGACATATTGATAATCGTGACATTTGACGTACCACCACCATTTTCACATTCTTTGTTAATAGCTTGTGAAATGACATTTACTTCATACGGATTGAGCGATAATACTTGAATAAGAGATGTTATAATTACTATAGATGTTAATGCAAATGCTAATAATATTGTTTTCATTTAGTGCCCATTTTGAGTAAGGTATTGATAGAAACCATAAACACATTATTGGTTAATTCTGGATCCATTCTTACACCTTCAGCGATTTTAATAGATAAAATAATAGATGTTTTATAAGAAGGGTTATACAAATTTACCGCCAAATTGAATTCTTTATTGTACATAATTTTAGAAAAATGACTATAAACAGATTTGATGGGTAAATTATCATAAGGTTTAAAACCAACCCGACTTAATTTTGTGTTAATATCTGTGGTATCTTCCAAAAAGATATTCTGTTGGAATTGCAATACCTCTAATTCCAACATTTTAATAATCACATCACCATGATCTAAATTTCTCATAGTCCAAATTTTAATAAATCTATTTTTTTCAAAATGGTTATTAATAGAAGTAAATATTCTCAAAGGGGACATATTGTTGACTTGTGTTGAAATTATTTTTTTAGTCATTGCATTGATAGAAAATGTATTCATGTTTATTGTCTCTATGTGATTAAAGTAAATAGAATTGTATTGTCATCCTCAGCTCAAGTCAATAATTAAATGTCTAATCCCCTGACGGCACGAACAAAGTACGCAATAGTCTTATTGTGGCCGCTCTGGGCGCCATTGCGGAAATTCTGGTACCAAGCATTGGTAGCAGTAAACTCCGTACTAGACCAGTAATTGGCCGCAGTGAATTCCTTTCTAATTTCATTATTCAGGTATGCTTCCGAAAGAATATTTCTTGGTGGTAGTTCACCTCCGACAGTTTGACACCATTCAATTGCAGCATCCCAATCCACCATTTCTGGTGCTTCTGGCCCCAATATCCACCGGTATCCATTTAATTCGCAGATAACTGGAGCAGTAGCCCAATCATATGATTGATTTGTTAAAGCATCAATTTGTTGTTGTATTTGTTCACATTTAGTCATAATATTTCTCTTTAAGAGTTAAGGTAAGCATCAATTGTACTACCATCCTTGGCTAAGGTCAACTATTTTAACATCATTGTGGAAAATTCTTACTATCAACTCCCACTAGATCATTTATTGATATGAGACAATGTATTTTGGAATCTAATAATCCAGGCTTAATTGATTCTATCTCACATGTAAGTTTATTCTGCACTATAACAGAGTGATCTTCTGTTACAATAACCTCTTTACCCTGGGTTTTTATTGAAAACATTCGCTTATTGACTTTATGTTTCATCACATATTTAATATTAGAATCTACCAATTCACTATCGGCATTTACAGAATTTGTTTTACCGTGAGATAATTTAACCATATTATCATGATCATTCTTTATAAAGAAGTCAGGCATTGAATCATAATAATCAGATATAGAAATTTTATTTCCATTTACTGTAATAATAGTGCTACCGATGACTGAATCGGTATCTGAAGCAATCACGTAATCTTTATTTTTAGTTTTGAGTGCTAGATTAAGATAATTATTTAATTTATTAGCAATCCACCTAATCGCTAATTGACCTGTTGTAGTGATAGATTCAGCCATCCTTAGATCATAATATCTAAAATGTGTGCTGCCCAAAATGCCATAGCAAGAATTAAGTGCGATTTTTTTCCCCATTTGAAGATTGTCGAGTCTAGAAATCTCTTTTACTAAAAACACCTTGTGTTTAAGTAAATCATCATCGGACATCATTTGTATATCAAGACCCATAATCATAATCCTCGTTTTTTAATTTCATTCTTAACTAGCTCGTATTCTTGTTCACATTTTAGCATCTGCTTTTTATCAACTGTACGACTTACATATAATGTCTCCATCAATTCTGGAAGAAACCCTTGTTTGTCTTTTCTGTAGCACCAACCGTTTGCAGTAATTGATAGATCTGTTTTAGGTAAAGGATCTTTATTTAATAACGTATCTAAAGTGATATTTAACTTAGTTGTTGAAATAGTTTCGGGACTTATGTTGCATTGTCTGATTAAAGATGGGTAGAGTGATGCCAAATCAAACGATGCTACCCATTGATGCATACCTGCCAGGGGTTCTTTTACATATGCACCTATGAATTGCTCACCTTTCTGTTGATGTTTGCTATTAGGGATAACAATATGTTTTTTAAGTAAATTATTATATATGATAGAATCCCACAATTTAACTGGACTTAGAGCATCATTATAATTCAATTTCCCCATGTATGCCATCGTCAAATGTAAATTTATCAGCTTTAATTTATCGTCAAGTTTAGTAATAAGTTCAACATCCATTCTATTATATAAAGTATATTCATTCCATGCTGATTGTCTTAGTGATTTATCTAACTCCTCATATTCTCCCATTCGTACAGAATCTAAATATGGGATATCTTTTTTAAGTTGTGTTCTCCTAAATCCGAGTTTATTGTGGTCTGTTGGGTTCTCGCCAAGATCTAATACATCATAAACACCTGTACAATATTCTCTAAAAGTAGTTCCGTGGGTGTGTTCTAATTTGGATTCCCCTAATTCTATAGCACCAATATTGCCTAAGCTATAACTTTCTCTATTTTTATAAGTATATTTTTTATAAAGGACTAGGTAATCTAATGAACTAATGCCTATAATTTTATACATCTGTTCTTCTTTGCCTTGGACGTTGATATTCTGCTCATCAACAAAACCCCAAGGAGACAATCTCTTATAAGCATCTCCTAACACATGTTTGATTCTATTTACAATGTATGGAATATCAAATGTGTCACTATTATATCCAACAACAATATCCGGATAATCATATTGCCAAAATAGTAAAAATTTATTTAATAACTCTTTTTCATCTACACATTGCACATAATCTTCTTGATATTTTCCTGTATAAGGTCTAGATCCAAATGTTGTTATTTTATTAGATGTTTTATCTTGTAGAGTAATAAGAACAATTTCATCCCTAGCAAATTTGGGATCAGGAAAAACACCAGATTCTGATACTAAAAGTTCTATGTCTAATGTTAGGATTTTAATCAAATCAGAATCATATAATACATCGTCTTTGTAGTTTTCAGAAATATATTGTAGGGCATAATTAGATTGTCCAAAGATATTGAAATCTTGAACACCTTCATAGGTTTTAATAAAAGCTTTTGCATCATCAATTCCCCCAGGTTTGATTGGATATGCTGGTATATCATCTAAGGTCCTCCATGGAGTTTCTGTATTTGGAGTTTTTTGGTTAGTTGTAAATAGTGTGGGCTTAAATGGTATTTTAGATCTTTGCGGTTGACCGTTTACTATTTCACGCACTAGGAGGTTATCCCCCCGTCGAATTACCGATGTGTAGAAATTCTTTGACATTGTATTCTCCAATTAAATAAATATTATAACAATTAATCTGGTTCTTTAAAATATAATAATTGTAGTGAATCTAAAATACAGTCACAAATTGGGTCATGTTTTATTATTTGATTGGGATTAAAGCCTGGGAGGTATATTGGACAATAACCATTGTTAGAATTTTCAGCCAATATTGTAATGGCAGTTCTTACATCCATAAATTGATTATATTTAACTAAATATGGGATGTCTACACTGTTGCATAATGACTCAATACACATTTGATCTAGAGATCCACGAGTCCACAAAATCTTTCTAGGGCTAGGGTCTATATCAAGAAACCCTCTAAGTAGTTCAATGCCTTCAATAGCAGACACATCTTTTGCAGAAGGGTTTAAGTTTAGGGTTTTTGCAAAATCGTTTTGTTTTTTCCACCATTCTAACGTCGATTGTCCAATAGTCCGTTTATATTTTTGAATCTGCTCTTTAGCATCAAATTTAACAAAGATTGAATTTCTTTTTAAATCATCAAAATTCATACCCTCATCAAAATATACCATTGCAGCAGATAATATCACAGCGGTTGATTCCACATCCAGGGTTTCTATATCAAATAAAATCATAAATTAGCCTTAAATTGAAATTAAAACAATATTATACTATATGATATCGGCAATGTCAAATATTAAAAATGCTGAGACCGTATAAAGCTATAGGGTCTCAGCAGATATATTATAAGATGATTTTAGAGGATGGGACTTGAATTAGAGGTGTTTCGGTGAACCTGGACTGGTATTCATCGGCCAAGTCTATAGCAGGGGTACCATAAGCAGCTATAGCATTTTTATTGATTGTAATTACGCCTTCAATGTACGGAAGCATCGCCATAATCATCATTCCGATTTTCCCTTCAGAATTTTCTTGCATAGCAATTTGTGCTGGGTTTTTACATTCATAGTGGAATTCACAATCTGTTGTAATCTCAGAAATAACCTCTTCACCTGAAATCAACTTTAGTACCATAATTTTATTTTTCATATAATCCTCTTGATTAACCTAATAATATTTCAACATCATTTATTTTATGAGATTCTTTTGTATCTTGTAAACTCCTTTGATTTTTAATTTTAGTCACTAACCCTGAAATATCTTTAAAGGGTTGCCCTTCTAATACATCTAACAGATGATCATATTCCGCATCTTCTAATTCAAATGACATGATAATACCTATTCTAATTTTTCATTATTTTTTGTGTGAGATGTCCATCATTCAGGATGGGATTGACTTGCATGTATTACTTTAATTTATGTTTTGATCAAACGGCTATTTTGATAATGATGCAATAGTCAAATTAAGTATCAATTTTATATGTTTCACAATTATCCCAGGTTTTTTTAAGACCTAGTTGATATTTAGCAACCAAAGACCATTTAAATTTATCTTTATATGCGATAATTTTAATATTATTTAAAGATACTCGTTCAATATGGTTATCAGGCTGTAAAATTGTTAATAATTTCCACTCTTGTAATAGGTTAGCAATAGTATTTCTTCTTGATATATCATCAGAGGTAAGTGTTGATGCTCTACCGTCTAAATTGAAAATCTCTTTGAAATGTACTATATAATATTTCCCCTTTTTGTGTAGAATATTACAACTTTGGTATAGAGTATCATTCTTTTTAGAAGCAACACCAATCCTTGTCAATGTTTCTTTTATTTTTAAGAAATTATCCGGTTCTGGAATACTAATCTCTAACATAGATTCGATTGACCAACCTATCAATAAATCAGAAACACTGCCCTTTTTATTATCCATGTAAATACCTATTTTATATTATATTGTCAATAGGATGATGCTATCCTATAATAAAGTATTATCTAACCTATTCATAGATAATACTGTATTTAGTTGACAATATAATTACTATTTACCTCCTTTAAACTGACTTTTTTTAATGAATTCTATTTGTTCTATTGATAATAAATCAATAATTTCCAACACCTTTTGTCTTGGATACTTATAATACTCCATAAGTAATTCAACATCAGGATTGTCTATTTTCTTATCCCATTTAGAATACCTCTTCTTCTTAGTAATAGCATTAACATAATACTCAAATTGCATTTTTTTTGGTAGATTGTCATTTCTATCCATTTCTGACGCATGGAATACTGTATCAATAAAGTATGATAGATTACGATTAATTATAAAAGCATTATAATCCTTTTCTGCGGTATCTCCATCAAATAAATTCTCCTTAGAAAATGATATAGCTTTTACAAAATCAAAAGGTGAGAGTGCCACAATACACCTCCTATATGAATTTAGAAGAAATCATAATTTCAACAAGGCATGCCGTATTATTGATTTCCTGATCCACACTAAATGCGGATTTATATCCATATTCAGCTAGCGTTAGAACCAAGTCTGGGATACTACCCAACTCAATATACGTAATAGCTTTATCGTAGATCTTTCTATATAACTCTGCCGATTCAATATCTGAATTTTGTGTAACCCATTTACGCACATCTGTAAAATTCTTTTCTTTTAAATATTTAAACAGTACATTAATATTATCTTCGGATGTAGATACTAATACACTAGTTTCAAGCTTACCTGATCCAGAATATCTTTGTAATTCATTGATAACCCGTCTATAATCTGGAAAATATTTAGTGATAATTTCAGCAACAACTTTAGGATCAAATTCAATATTCTCGTTTTTAAGGATACCTATAGCACGTTTGAAAAAGGTGGCCGCCATTATCTGTCTATCTTTATTGTCAATCTTAAAATCAATACAGGAGCATCTAGAATGTAGTGGTTCAATAATTCTTGCTTTATAATTGCATGTCAATATAAATGAACAATTTGCTGAAAACTCCTCAATAAACGCACGAAGTGCTGGCTGTACACTTTGGGCATTCATAAAATCAGATTCATCAATTATCACAACTTTTTTTGCATCAGTTAATGAAATAGTAGATGCAAATTGTCTAATAGTAGATCGCAATGTTTCAATATGTCTTCCAGCATCGGAACCATTCAATAATAAATATTCCGCACCAATTTCATTGCATAAAGATAAACTGATTGTGGTTTTTCCTGTTCCAGCAGTTCCAGATAATAACAAATGAGAGATGCGACCTTCTTTTACCATATCTCTAAATGAAGATTTGATTTGTTCAGGAAGCACACAATCTTCAATAGTTCTCGGTCTATATTTTTCTGTCCAAATAAATTGATTTGGATATGTAACCATTGTCATAGTAATTCCTCAAATAATCATAATATAAGTAGAGCTGTAAATTAATACAGCTCTATATTTCTAATTAGTTGAATGTAGAATCTGATTCTATTCCAACAAAATATAAAAGGTTTTGTTCTTTAGCGGTAAATCTTGCAACCTTTCTAGGCGAGACATCTACCGTATATGTGTGCGGCATAAATTTGAACATATCCACTTTAAATTTAATAACAAATTCTTTATCAGTTTCTCCCATATCTAATTCAAAAGCATTGCTTGTGCTATTCTTTTTATCAGATACTACTAATTTCAATTTATTATCTTCTCCAACAAATGAAATATCTGGAACTCTTAAAATTGATGCTGTTTTATTAATAGATGCTAATGTATCTGATGACAATGTAAATGAAATATCCGCTTCTGGAAATTCAATTTCTTTCTGTGGATATGTAAGGACAGATTTATCTGCAGAAAAGTATTTAATAGATGTTCTACCTTCAGTAATCCGCACAAATGTATCATTGAATTCTAAATCAGGATTATTAAAAATACTAATAACACTTAGAAATTCTGGAAGATCATAGATGCCAAACTCAGATGGGAATGAATCTATAACAGTTGCGGCGGCATAGATTGTATTCTGAATAGATTTAGTTTTAATTATTGACCCAGGAGCAATCAAAAGATTTGGGCTAATACTTGCAAAGTTTTTTAAAATAGCTAATGTTGGTTTTGTAATAATCATAATATATCCTAGTAGTTAAAAATCAATTAAAGTAATATTGTACACTAATCATACACTTTTGTCAACCCTTTTTATTTTCTAAATCTTCTTCTAGGAGAAACATTAAGCAACATACAGCATGAGAAAGATGGTTCTTTCCAGTCTCATCGTCCAATATATCGCCATCTTTCCACGATATCATGTGGCGCATTGCTGCTGCCCAATATCTATCATGTCTCCCCTCTACATAACGCCAATTATCTCTAGAATATTTTAGACTCCCATATGTCAGAACATCAACTACATCTTTTAACGATTTCAAAGGGATCAATGAATAGTCCGGTTTTTCAGAATCAAACTTCATACCTAATGGATCTTTTGAATTAAGAGAAACCGTTTCTTCTGTAGTTGCAATATCAATTAATTTCAAATCTTCCAACATAGGATCAACTTTGATGGATAAATCTTGAGTAACATCTTTAGACATATATATCTCCATAATTATTACAAGGGTTCTCTTTGTAGGTTACATTATAAGCTACAAAGAGATGAAAAGTCAATTTTTATTTATAAAGCATTCGGTGTGAGCTCTTCTGTTTGGTCATTTTGGATTTTATCAAATAGATCAATAAATGCCAATCTAGTGACTTCATCAAATCTATTGACACACAATTCAATGGATTTTTTCTTATTTTTAAAAATACCATAAGCTTTTACGATGTGAATTAATCTGCGTGTTGTAATATTTTCATCCATAATTCCATCATTAAAACAGATGCGTATTGCATTAGCCCACCTCACCAAATCTGTTGCATACTCATCATCAACACAACCATTTTCTAACATTATATTTTGAATAATTTTTAACTCTACATTAGATTTAGGGAATTCCTGCACCATTGTAATAGCAAATCTTTCCAGGAACGACTCATTGAGAACTTGTGTTCCAATATATCTACCATCTTCACTACCTTTTCCCTTTGTATTGCCAGTTGCAAAAATATTAAACCCTGGTGCTGGAGTGATTATTTCATGCTTTAATTTAAAATAGAAATCCTTTCCTTCCATTATACCCTGAATTGCCAGGATAGAATTTGCATTAGCTGCATCTAATTCTTCAAATACAATAATCCAACCATTTCTTAAAGCTTTTACTACTGGACCTTCTACAATTTCAACATTGCCATCTATTAAAGTTTTAGATCCAATCAATTGGTCTTCGTCAATGTGGTTATTTAAATTTATACGAATGATCGGTCTTTTTAATTTTGCACATACTTGTTCAATTGTGGTTGATTTTCCATTGCCAGATTCTCCATACACATATACCGGATAAAACATATTTGATTTGATAATTTGTTCTACATCTTTATGAATACCAAATGGCACATAATTAGGATCTATTTTAGGAATTAGATTGGGTGATTGGTGTTCAATATTTACAGGATGTAAATGAGTAACAATTTCCAATTTGGTGGGCATAACAGCCATATCTATAGCTGTCTGTTTAAATTCAACATCAGACAATGTAAGCATAGGTTCCAGACTTAATGTTGGTTTAACATATCCAGGCAAAGCGTAAATACCTCTAGTAATGGTATTTTTGGGTTCAAGAAACCAATGTTTTTTATAATCATCCGACAAATTAAGGATACTAAGAATTTGTGATCTTGTTGCTGTTTTAGTATTTTTTGTTTCTGGGTGAATCTTATATATCAATTCTAATGCTACATTTCTCATAATATTTCTCATTTTGTGTGTGTTTGTTGTAATAATTGTAGGCCATTAAGCTCGGTTTGGATATGTACTCCCTATTTAAAGTATACGACTATTGTACAGTAAAAAGGGAGTATGTCAAATTTTATTTTAACATATCTGGGATATGAATTTATTTAAAACTACTCTGCTCCTTTTATCTCGTCTCAAACATCTTCCCATACTTTTAGATATGGCCGTAGGTGTCATATTATCTTTTAATTGTAATTGAGTATCCTGGTGACCTTTTGTACTGGGAATCAGGTATAATTGATCATACACATAACTTTTACATATATATGCACCATCAGATCGTACATCTTTAAGAATTTTGTCAATGTCCGCCATCATATGTACAGAGTTCATATAAGTTGATATAAATGAAAAAACAGTCCTCTTAGATATCGGTGTTATATAAAATCCTAAGATGGGAATATTATATCTATCTTTTATAATAGTTAATAGCACTTTAGTTTGATCTTCCGCGTTATTATTCAGGGTATATGTTTTTTTTCTTTTAGAATCCCATATTTTATGTTTAACTCCATAGTCAGGATCTGTATATAATCTATCACTCACACCATCGGTTAATATAACTAATGACATTTTTTCTATATTATTTCCTTTAATAAAAATGTTAATGTAGTCTGTCATATATAATAACGATACATTTAAAGGTGTGTGGGTTAGTCCCATCTTGAAATTATATAACCAAGGTTTTGATAATAAAAAATCTACCATTTTATTGAATTTCAAATTTGGCATATTGTTATTAAATAATTCCAACAAATTGAAATGTCCACCATCTATAGTTTCATGTATATTAATTTTTGTATCACTAAACCTGGTGGTGAATGCAAACACTTGGAATTTAATATTAGCCCTTCTACAAAACATAGATAAGTTGATAACTTGTTTAACAGTATCTTCTATCATATTATGCATAGATGCAGACCAATCTAATAAAAATATCATACCATGATTTGTATCATCTGTTACAACTTGTATAGATTTAAAAATATTATCTGTTAATCTATACGCATGTAATTTATTAGTATCTAAAGTTCCTGTTTTAGCTGTGACACTTCTATTATACCGTGCTGCTGATTTTTTCATTTCAAATTCTTTAACTAAAGAATTTACATAATTATTTGAAGTTAATTTAAACTGCTTAATAGAAGTAATATTGATGTTTGGATTTGGATAAGAGTCACTTACATCAAGAATATCTTGATATTTTATAATAGCCGATGCGTAACCATCTGTCAGCGACAAAGTATGTGTTAATGTTTTGAGATTATTATCAATAGTGTCTTTTAGGTTTTCATCAAATAGATTCTGAGTTCTAACTTGCAAGCCATCATCTAATTCCCCCTCGTCGTCTGAACCCTTAATACCATCTAATTCTCCCTCGTCGTCTGAACCCTTAATACCATCTAATTCTCCCTCGTCGTCTGATTCCTCAATAGAATCAAAAATGGGATTGTTTTTTTTCTGCAATGTGGATTGATCTTTTTCACTCTCATAATCTGCTTTTGAATATTGATATATTTCTGCTGCCAATGCTATCACATCATTAGCAGTATCACACTTAATAACTTTATCAACTAAAAATTGCTCCTTGTTTGTAAAAATCACACCACATGTAGAGCCAACCTTAAAATATAAATTTATACGATCTATCAAATTCAATTTAGCCAATTCCAATGTTTTAACACCAAAGAAATCTTTATCATTAAGTTCTTTATATCCAGTGTTAAAATCTTTTTTTAATCCTGGAAACATAGATTTAATCTTTTGTTCTATACGAACATCTTCTATTACATTGCGATATGGCTTAGGTGATGTTTTGTCCACAACAAGATCAAGTGGTGTAAATAAACAATGACCAACTTCATGCGCAATAAGCATTGTTTCTATTTGATCGGACATATCCTCCCATTGGGGGATTGTTAAAATGCGACTCTGAACATCAAATGATGCTGTTTGCACATTTGAATGAACAATATCAATATTTTCAGATGCTAATAATTTTGCTAATAAATCTAAGTGAACAGCCATGAAATAATCCTCTATATTTAAATTGTGTACACATTATATAACAATTTGGAGGATTGTCAACTTTTATTTATCTTTTGGCCCAACTACATTTAGTGTCGGAGATCCAAAAGGACCACTTTTTGTTTTAGTGCGTATACCCATCATATATGTATGCTGTGATGGATCAAACGCACTATTACCAATAGGTTTTTTTAATGCATAGATACGAGTAGTATTGCCAGAAACAATAGCATGATACCCGTGTACATGTGAGGTTAATTGATCATCTAGTTTAGTATTCCCAGATATATGCGTAGTCCATGATATATTAGTCGTAGGTTTTCTTTTAGTATTTCCGACAATAGTTTTTGCTCTCATAATAGGATATATAGAGGTGGGTTCAAGCCAGCTTTTTATAAGTTTCTTAATTGGGTGGTTTATAGCATTTTCATGATTTATAGCATTTTCATGATTTATAGCACTACCAATTTCAATTGCTGTATTTCGCAGCATTGCTTTTTTTGACTTATGAATTTTTTGAGATATGTACCTTACAAAATCATCCTCATCATCTATCATAGATTTAAAAAGCTCATTAGATTCTTTATTAGTTCTTTTTTTTGCCGAGGTAGGCATGTAAGTCGCTGTTTCAGCGTAATGCTGATCTTGAGGTAAATCACCCACTTTATAAGCATGGTTTCCAATAATGCGATTTAAATCCCCCATCCCTGGAGATCTTGCTGTAGTTTGCCCACGATTAGATAACATTTTTGCACTACATCCAACATATGCAGTATGATCACCACGATCATCTTTTATATTATACCCTAGCATCATATCGGCATTACTATTAGGATCATCTTTTAATTTAGTTTTTGAGTCTGGTGTCCATATAACACTATGTACGGATACTCCTTTAGCCTTCAATTCAGAGACTTGCGTATTGACAGAGTGTATAGATCCATTATAAATATGACGTATTTTATCATCAGTTATTCCCTGTTTAACAGTATTATACTGATTTTGTATAGATGTGACATGGTCTGGAAATTTCAGATTTGGAATTGGTTCATTGGGTCCAAGGTGAGCCAAAGCTGGATTTTTATCTATATGACTTTGCCACGCATGTAGCATAAACATCTCATGGAGCTTACCATGTTTTTCTCCATTTCCACTAGTTGATGCTTCTAATAGATACATCTCTTTTAAGAATTGTTTGAATGTGATCATAAATATACCCTATTACTAAATACTTCTATTTATGGCATAACTATGATTCTCTTTAAACAATTCTTAAAAGATACTTTTTGACGTAGGATACTGCTAGAACAAATATTAATATAAGAAAAATGGATTATGTATAAACATTGGTAATACATAATCCACATAGATTAAACGATTATCTTATAAATAATCACCCTAATTGTTATTTATAATTACAACTAAAGTAACATGACCAGTTTTCATATTTTAAAAAGCCTAAAGGTTAGACATTTTGGTGTTTCAACTTTTTGATAATTATTTTCTTTACATATATCATCTAATTGTTTACTGATTTTAGTATTTCTAACTTTTATTTTTTCCAATTTAATTGCAATAAACTTTTTATTATAAGTGATATAACTATTTTCAAAAATATACCCATGTTCCAGTATATCTTTAAATGTTTCTGCGCGACTTCTTTCGTAACCTGAATATGTATGACGACTTTTATTGTTACGAACAGTATCAGTAGATTCCATATTTAATCCTATGTGTATGTGATGATTGAATAATTTATTATACATGAATTAAAGCATTTAGCAACTTTTAACAGAAATGATTTTAAATTGTTTAGAACAAGTAAAGCAACTAATCTACTTAACCCAGTACAGATATATTATAAGCCTGTTTGGAGCAAAAGTCAACCCAAAAAAGCAAATAAATATTATCATTTAATCAGGAGCAATAATGTTATCATTCAAACAATTTTTAAAAGGTGTCTACCTGGTTGAAGCTACAGCTAGACACTTTCCTTTTTTAGATCCAACAAATCAACACCATCAAGATTTGGTTGCTGCTTATAACACCGCACATTCTGCTAATGATCCATTGGTGAAAAGACACCCTGGGCAAATAAAATCTATAGCTCAGCTTGAATTAGAAGTAAAGCTACACCTTGATAAAATTCATCAGGAAAGGCGGCATGCTACAGACGATAAAGAAGCATGGGATAGAGGAGATGTAAAGCTCATTCACCACAATACAAGAACAGGATTTAAAATATATCAACCATTTAATCAACCTGGAGTTATGGCTGCTTTATCTGATATTGGGGGAAAAAGACCTATTTGGTGTACCGGGAAACGTGATGCTGGTGCCGACATGGTGCATCATTATGATAAACCTAAACATCAAGGTGGCCCGAGTATGAGATCTTTTATATTCCATGATCCATCATCTAAAAATAAAGATCATAGGATTATTGGATCTTTTGGTGAGTTTAAAGAAGGATTAAATAATTTCAACGGTGTCGGGAACACAGAAGTCCAACACGATGATTGGTCCAAGTATATAAAAAAACATGGATTAGATGATATTAAAGAATTGTGGGGTAAAGTTAGAGGGATTTCATTATCAGATGCTAATAAAGAAAAGTATCAGAATGAATTATCAGATAAAATAAAAATTGGAAATATAAATCCTAAAGATTTTAATCATGCTATAGAAAATAATTATTTAACAGATGAACATGAGAAAAACTTCATTTCTAATAAAAATATTAGTTCTGATACATTAGATACACTAATAGTTCACCCAGCATTACATAAATTAATTATCTCCCATCCAAATGCTAGTGAAAATACTTTACGTACCATTGCTAGTGATACTAAAGACCCAGATGTACATAAGATGATGATAGTAAAATCTAATGTTAGTAATATAGTTTTACATAGGATTGCCCGCAATACATCAGACCCAGAAGTACATAAGGCAATAATAGCAAAGCCTACTATTAATGATGATATTTTGAATGCTATTGCGTATAATACATCAGACCCAGAAGTACATAAGGCAATAATTTATCACCCCAAGGCTGATGGCGATGTTTTAGAGTCTGTCTCCGATAATACAGATGATCTAGAAGTGAAGAAATTGTTGGCAAAGAGATTGGAAAAAATAAAACACTAACTTATTGATGGATAAAGAGAAAAATCAAATAAGTACATTTAAATCATATTGTATAAAACCAACCCATAGAAATGTACTAATTGTGCAATTTAACATACTTTCATGTCTGTAAGTTATTGATTTAGAATGAGTTAAAATTGAGTTTTTGTGGTTGTGGCAAAATATTTAGGTGGTTAACAGGTATAAATACTATTATTTAATCGGGGGGGTAATAATGTTATCATTCAAACAATTTTTAAAAGAAGTATATCTAGTTGAGGCTACAGCAAAACATTTTCCGTTTTTGGATCCAACAAATCAACACCATCAAGATCTTATTGCTGCTTATAATAGCGGCCATTCTTCTAATGACCCAGCGGTGCCAAGACATCCAGGTCAGATTAAATCTATAGAACAGCTACAAACAGCAGTTAAGCCACACCTGGATAAGTTTCTTCAAAAAAGACAGGAAGGTGTTGATGATAAAACGGCATTTGAGTCTAGTGAAGCAAAACTAATTCATCATAATCCTGACACTGGAGTTAAGGTCTATCAGGTACATAGTCAAGCTGGATCATGTGCTGCAGGGGCTTCTAGTACATGGTGTACAGGAAAACGCAAAGCTGCTACGGATATGGTAAAATATTATGATGAAGGAGGGAATAACTCCTTTATATTGCACTTTCCAAAAGAGTCCAAAAAGCATTTAAGAACTATTGGTGCTTATGGTAAATTTAACGGTAGAGATAATTTTCAAGATGCTGAAAACCATACTGTTCCAGAACATGAATGGAGCAGATTAAGATCAGAACATGGATTAGATAATATTAAACATTTACAAGGTGTTGTTAGAGGAATTCCATTATCAGATGATAATAAAGAAAAACATAAAAAGGAATTATCAGATAAAATAAAAAGTGGCAATATTAAATCCGAAGATATCAGCCATGCTATAAATAATAATTATTTAACAGATGTACATAAGATGATGATAGTAAAATCTAATGTTAGTAATATAGTTTTACATAGGATTGCCCGCAATACATCAGACCCAGAAGTACATAAGGCAATAATAGCAAAGCCTACTATTGATGATGGTATTTTGGATGTTATTGCCCGCAATACATCAGACCCAGAAGTACATAAGGCAATAATTTCTCATCCTGATGCTAGCAAGTATGTTTTAGAAAAAGTTGCCAGAAAAACTAATGACCCAGAAGTACATAAGGCAATAATTTCTCATCCTGATGCTGATGGCGATGTTTTAGAAAAAGTTGCCAGAAAAACTAATGACCCAGAAGTAAAAAGGTTAGCAGCAGAGAAAATGGAAAAAATATAAAATATTGGTATATGGGGGGTTTAATCATCCAAACCCCCCATAAGGAAATTTAGAATGGTGGCAGCCTCTAGTAGTTACGCTCTACTCCGTTCAGATTCAAATTCTGACATGCTACTAATACATCAAGAGGCAAAACACTTTCTTTTACTATAAGTATTTATATAAATTGGGTCTAAAAAGCAGTAATTATTCCAATATTAAGTGGTTGCACTTATATTAACAGTTTTTTGGTAAATAACTGTAATGTCGGAATTCTTTTTAGATGATAATGTTTGATTTGATTGGCGTTTACTACTATTTACTGAAAAGGTATTAACCTTATCAAATCTCAATTCAGTCTGATACTGTAATACATCATCATTCATATCATTTTTACCCACGTTCCAGCAAGATACTCCATTTTCAGTTAATAATATATTGCTTTTCACTATAATATCCTTTAAGAAATAATCAATCCATTCTCTATAAGAAGAATGTGTTGATGTGGATTGAGAATTTTCATTACAATATATTTCAAGGTCAAAATATGGGGGACTTGTTAATACTAAATCCACCTTAGGTAAATTATACTTATCCATATTCATTGCATCATCTTGTATGATAGTTATTCTACCCTCAATGTCTAAGAATGATGCTAATTGTTTAAGATTATTATACGTCACAGAATTAGGTTCAAATCCTATATAATGAGCTTTTGCTGCAATAGCATCCTACCACCCCAACCGCAGCATGGGTCTAATACTATTTTGGGTTGATAAAAATCGCAGATAGATTTTGTCATTTGAGGTCTATACATTGTATTTTTAGTGAGACCGCAACAAAAGAATACTCCGAGCTTTAGTTCTGAAAGATAAGGTGTAGAATGACTTTTCCATCTTAATATCTTTATCAGATTATCTTTAGCCCAAAGATTATTGAAACTTTGTCCTTTAGTATTAGTTATATCATAGAAATTGTGGAAAAAATGTTCACATAATTTCATACCTATTCTAGATGTAGAATTGATATTGGTTATCGCATTCTTCCACCTATTCAATTTGATCCAGTCATCTATCAATTGAGCATTGGTATATTCTGGATATATTGAAACTTTAGAAATAGCTTCGGCTAATTCTTCAATAATAGATTCAAAAAGTTCATCTGACAAATTTCTGGTTGAATGTCTAACATTTAAGTAATGATCAAGATTAACCATTTATACACCTATCACATATGGTTCATTAATATAAGAGACTTTTAAATCTACCCATAATTGATCGGACATATTTTTAACGATTTTAGCATTAAAAGTGTTAGATGTACATTTCCATCCACCATTAGTGACTACCCAATTATTGTTAGAATAATCTAATGTGGCGGAATCAAATACAAATAGATAATATCGTTTTACTCCGGTCAACCATTCTTTTTTATTCCGTGATAGACAGAAATACTTATCATCATTATGTTCTGATATGAATGCTATTTTTTCTTCTATTGTTTTGTATTTGGTAGTTCTAGATCCATTGATAGTTAGAGTTTTTTTCTTGAAATTATATTCTCCAGATTTGCAGGATATTTTCCCTAGATCTTTATGAATTATATCTTTGCCAATAGTGTGTGATCGTGTAGGTGTCCACTCCGATTCATTGTTGATATCTATAAATGATTTATGTAGAATTTCTTCCCATATTTCAGCAAATACAGGTAAATCATACAATCTATGGTGAGCTTGAATTCTTTTGTGTATCGCATCTATGTTCTTCATAATGCTCCAAGTCAAATATAAGAATATACATTATAATCTAATATGAGATAAAAGTCAATAGCTATTTTTTTTGTTATTTGGGCGGTTGATTTGGAGAAGAACACTTGGCAAATTGTGAACTTATGCCACATTAGATATGTAAGAAGAATTCAGGGTATCTAAATCAAAGAGGTTACTCGGTGAAATTTAAATTCTTATAAATAGATCAATGAAAGAAGAAACTATTTTAGAAGGGCAACATCATTTGTAATGAGAACAAATACAAAATCATTCAAAGATATCGATGTGATGTAGATGATGAAAGTTTAATTGATTTATAAAACATTGGTGAACCGACAGGGATTTGAACCCCGATTTTGCATCTTATGAGGATGGTACATTACCATTATGTTATCGGTTCAATATTAGTGCTATCTACGATTATGAATCCATAACCTTAACGACTTCAAGCATTGCCGTTTATTGGAGTCGTTAATAAGAATCAAACTTCTATCTAGAGATTACAAGTCAATTGTATTATCATTATACTATATCGACATAATGCTTTTATTTATATCAAATTCAATGTGATGAAATAAATTGTTTAATACTATTTGAATTCTCTTTTCTATATTGTTTAATTGATAGTTTAGATTCTATTTGATACTGTTTAATACTAATTGCATTTTCTTTTCTGTACTGTTTAATTTTATTAGCATCGTTTATTTTATATTGTTGAATATTAGATACAACATTATTTTTATACTGTTTAACTGTGTTATTCATATCAATCTTACACTGATTTATAATTTCTGCATTGTCTATTCTATATTGTTTAACTATAGATGTTTTTTCATTAAACAGCTTACGCTCTTTAGTGCAGAATTTACATATCAACATATACCCATCGGGTGTTTTTTTATTCTTTCTAAATTCAGTAATAGATTTATTGGTATCACAAGATTCGCAATGTTTTTCCATAATATTGTTCTTCATAATTATTAAGAAACCCCTACTATAATAGCAGGGGGTTTTGAATTTATCTACCGTTGGAGATAAATTCATTCATACTTTTAGCCTTTTCAATAATATCTAGTTCCGATGGATATGGTAGAAATCCTGGGTGTACAGGATATTTTATATCTCTTATTTGTTCTATTGTTATATTTGACAAACTTAGAACGCGTTCCAAAATATCTACTTCTAAATTATAATTTTGTATATCCTTCTCCCGGCTAGATTCCCAATCATTAGTTAAAATATCTTTAGCAAGTTTCAAAAGTTCTAATCTAAGTTCAAAAGGAGACATATCGGCCATATTAAATTCCTGTAGTGTGAGTAAAAGAGTCCAATAGTTTTAAGGATCTAGTAACCTATATTCTATTTAATTAATTTCAATCTATTTCTAATTTTATCTTGCATTTTTGGACAAGCGGTTTCAAGCATTTTTTCTAATCCTTTAATACCAATAGCGCCCAATCTCACTTTCCCACTTCTTGTCAATGTGGTGCTTTTAATCTTCTTTTTCACTGCTGCCATAATTTATATTCCTATTTTTTAACACTGAATCTAATTCAAAATTAGATATGAAAACCACAATAAAGATAATATCATTCCCCATTATGTATTGGTGATTCAATAGACAACTCTGATGTAGCACTCATTGTAGTAACTCTCTCATAAAAAGCAATAATAGCTATTGTACATATAAGCAACAATAATATTTTTTTCATGATATATCCAGTTTTTTAAACTATTAATTGTCATAGAACACTTGGTATTCTACGTTGTTTATTTAAACTATACAGTATATAGTATCAGAATTCATCATACTGCTCAAGGATACGTGCTAATTCTATATTATTGTTGATAAGTTTAGTCTTTGCGCATATTGTAGTTTTGTTATTGTGAACTGATGCATCTTCTACCACTAATCCACGTCCTAATAATTCAATTCTAGATAATCCGATCTTATCTCATCTAGAATTTCATCATATTCTTCCGCAAGCGCATCTTTAATGCTTTTCAATTGAATCAATCTTGTTAGGGCAATAGTATAATCTTTCATAATATATCCTTAAATTGAATTTTTAATATCAGTAAATGTGGATTTATTTAGTACATATTGTATAGCATTTTTATTTTGCGATATAGCTTTATTAATTATTCCAATATTAGGGTTTTTAACATATTGTAGATTACCCCCATTGGTCGCAACACCCAATAAACAAAGTTCTGGGGTTTGTACATTTACATATCTTAAGGCATCACCATTCTGTTTTATAGCAGCTAGACATATCTCGGGTGTTTGGTTCTTAACATATTGTAAAATTAATCCGTTTTTCATAACTGCCATTTTGCACAATTCAGGAGTTTGGTTCCTTACAAATTGCAACGAAAATGGGTTATGTTGGATTGCTATTTTACAATATTCATCACACTGTTCTGGTATATATAGTAAAGAAAAAGCATTTTGTACTAATGCAGTCTTGATTATATCATCTGTTTTATCTAACACATATTTCAATAAATCTCCATCATCAGTAACAGCCGCCAGTGAAATTGTTGGTGATTGTATATTTACATATTTAAAAGCCAAACTATTATGTTTAATAGCTGCCAAACACAATAACTCTGTCTGGATATTGACAAATAACAGCACAAAGCCGTTTTGTTTTACAGCAGTCATACACACCTCATCTGTTTGATTGATGACATATTGTAACGCATCACCATTCTGTTTTACAGCTGCTAGACATATTTCATCAGTTTGATTGATGACATATTGTAAAGATTCACCATTCTGTTTTACAGCTGCTAGACATATTTCATCAGTTTGAGTTTGTGCAAATCTAATATTATTTCCATTTTTTTTCACTAGATGTAATAATTCTTTTGAATCTTCAATCCCCCGATATACCATAAATGGCTCCATAATAAATTATTTATGTGATGCTTCCAATTCCAATTCTTGAAGTTCATCTTTATGTACTTTAATATTATCAATAACAGCTATTTCAGGATACTGTCCGAATAATGCAATTGTAATATCATCAAAGTAGTAAAAATATCCAATTGTGATTACAAGGATTACCTCATATAATGATATATATTTCATCTAAAATTCCTATTATTTAAAGTATATATTATAC